TAAAGCACTTGAATTCAACCAACCAATTACAAATTGGAATATTGATAGATTAACGGATGACCCGCAATATTTATATGAATTTTAGTAATAAATAAGAATAAGTATCATAACTAACTAAAAAAATATAACCTTATAATCATGTTTACACCCTTGGTAATTTCAAACGCCGATTTTTCACAGCACATTGGCACCGATGTCTTTCAGATAATTCATATTTCGATTGAAACCGTTTGGACAATAATATTTTTTTTCACCTTTATTTTGTGTTTTTCTTGTTTTTGATAAAGACTCGTCGCTAATATTTGAGAGTTGTATTTCCCAATCAAAGTTTGAAAATACTCCCTTCAAATAATAGTTCATAAACTCTTTTATCCATGGCATTAAAAGACGGCATCTGTGTTGTTTTGGGATTAAATGAAAGAACCCCGAATAAGTTTTAGAGTTTGTGTAAAAGCTTTCAAGTTCCACACGAATATTCATTGGGACTTTTGTAATTTTAAGAAAATCAATATATTCTGTTGGTTTTTCAGTTATATCATTTAACATTTTATTAACACGAACGCGGTAAGCATTTTGTTTTATAGTATCTTCTTGAACCGCGCGAAAATATTTTTCATACCAAGTTTCACCATTGTATGCAATTGATAAATAGTATAATGGCATTGAAAGTAAATTGGTTCCTTTTTTTTCCAGGTCTTCGTGAGTTGCACATTCAATTGAAGACATATCATCAAATCTAATTTTTTCCAGTTCTGGATGCAAACTTTTAATATGAATTAAAAGTGTTTTTATCATAATAATAGAACCTTCGCCTCTACCAAGTGGCTCATAAAGAGAGCATTCTTCGTCATACATTGTGGGTGGAATAGAAGCCGAAACTGCCACATTGTTATCAAGTTGAACCGAAATATTAACACAATCGCGGATATTTCCACAGATTTTATAATTAATTCCTGTTATAACACCATTCCATGTTTCAATATTATTAGTTATAAAAAATGTATAGTTGCCCTTTTTTACTTCCATTTGCATATTATATACAAATAAAAAGTTCGTTTTATCTTCAAACGTTATCAAATAAACATTTTGTCCACTTTTATTCAAAAACTTATAAACACACACATATATCCCGATAAATTACATAAAATATTTGTTATAATATAAGAAAATGGAGAACATTGTACCGGTCGATTTCCATCTGGATAATTGGCAAGATGGACCGTTAAATCGATGGGCATTTCAGCATGTCTCGAAATTTTTATCAACACACGAAATATGTGCAAAAGAGAACCGTCATCGGCCCGAGACCGTTGGACAAAATGCGTCTTCATTGGAACACATGGACATCATTGTTGACGGGAGCATAAATAAGTTCACCCAAATCCTCGAAAATACATACACAGACAGTATTCTCGTATTACGCAAAGGGAATGTTCTCTATGAAAGATATTTTAATGGTATGAAAACAGATTCAAAACATTTGTTGCAATCTGTTTCCAAGTCTATACTCGGTGTTTTGTATGCCATAATGATAAATAAAGGCGTCATCGACCCGGAACAAACTATGGGACACTATTTGCCAGAACTAAACACATGTGTATTCGGCAGCGCCACCATCACCCAAGCCCTGGACATGCAGGTCGCACTCAAATTCACAGAAGATTACGCATCACCTCACTCAGAAATGAATCAACTGGACCGCGCATGTGGGTGGAAGACCAATCCCACCGGAGAACATTCAACACTCAGTTCCTTTTTGTTGTCACTGAAGCCCGCGGACAATGGTTCCGGATTCCAATACTGTTCTGCTACCACAGACGTATTAGCATGGCTTATTTCTCATGTGACTGGAATGACATATGCCAAACTGCTGGAAAAAGAGTTATGGATACCTATGGGAGCCCAACACAACGCAAATATCACAGTGGATTCCGCAGGAATGGCGGTTGGAAATGGCGGTATATCGTGCACTACTCTGGATATGGCCATATTCGGGCAACTCATTATCAATGGGGGCAAAACACCAACTGGCGAGCAACTAATACCGCATTCATGGATTGCGCAAACGTATTGCACGAAACCATATAAGAACCAGTGGTGGGTTAACCAACAACCCACAAATCCAAACACCAACGAAATCCATGCCCGCGGAATCTACGGACAATATTTGTGGATAGACCAGGAGACAGAAACAGTGATTGCCAAGTTCTCCACCGACCCCGTCGCCCGAAACACAACCAAATTTGGTATGCACATGGCGCTGTTTCGGGCCATAAGCAAATGGGCAAGCGATGGGCGGTGACAATCTATTCATACATATAGTTCAATGATTTGTTTTTATTGATATGTTTTTATCGATTCAAATTTTGAATATGGAGAACCTGCATAACACCCAATAAACAATACATATATTTTACCGAAAAATACACATAAACCGACGAATGAATATATGCTATACATATATTTCTGTAAAAAATGTCAATAGATGGCCCCCAATTGTATTATATTACGGTTGCAACGAAGCCTCATCCAGTTCTCAATAAAATCATAGAACAGGTACAAAAACAGAACGAACATATAGTTGTATTAGGATTACACGAGAACCGGTCAATTGGTTGGGAAGGAACCGCCAATTTCGGCGTGAAATTGCGGGAAACGCGCGATTTTTTGTTTCATCCACAAATTCGCCCCCAAGATATCGTGTTATTTACAGATGCATATGATGTAGTATATTGTGGTTCTCAAAATGAAATAGGAAAACGGTTTTTAGAAATGGATAAACCAATTGTGTTTGGTTGTGAGTCCCAGTGTCACCCGGACGCAAACGTGGCGGAGCTCTATACAAATCGACATTTGGAATTCCCTTTTTTAAATAGTGGTATGTTTATTGGATATGCATGGGCGCTGCGGCATTGTTTGGCCGAATATGAATACAACGACTCGCATGATGACCAGCGGTACTGGACACAGCAATATTTCAAACATTCGGGGTTATTTGGTCTCGATTATGAGAACCGATTATTTTTGAATACAGAAGATATGGAATGGGACCAATTAGTGTGGAAAAACCAGACGGCTATATACAAAAACAGAAACCCCATGTTTGTGCATGTAAATGGACCCGACAAGACCAAGATAAACTATTTTGCATGATGTGACGGACAGACGTCAATATATAATATATGAAAATAAGATAAACATATTCTTTTAATTAGTGTATATAAAGACAACCACACATATAATGTTTGCAACTCACTCTACTAATGATAATACAACCGTGAAAAATGAAATATTGGACGCGGACCAGGTCCAGGACCCGAATGAGCCAGTTCCATCAACCGATAATATTGATAAAATGCTTGACCGAGAACGCCAGCGAAATACACGTGATAATTGGATAAAATTGGACAAAACCGCGAAAATACAGAAACTCCATGTATTTGCGGAAACATACGGCAAGGAACATGCAATGCCGTCGAAAGATATCAAACTATTAAAGAATTTCTTCAACAGCTGTTTGGACAAAAACAAATTATCAAAAAGCAAAGACGTTGTGTATAATAAGGACGAAATGAAAATCGTATCCATTCCGGCGTTGCATTTCAACCAGCTTTCTCACAACTTTACTCTTAAAATTATGGATACTAAACGGGTGTCCACATTGAAATCGCTTACACCGAAACGCAGCACACCCAATGCCGACGTGACAACCGATAATGACGATTAACCCATTTTCGCAGTCACACAACCTAGCCCATGTCTAATATATATTTGCAACGGTGTAAATATTTATTCGTACAATGATATAGATACATTTCTGTAATATATATAGATACAGAATGTCAAATACAGATTCTGAGTTTTTTCCAGAATCCGACACCACGTCGACTGCGTCAGGTAGCGACTACGATGACGATTATGCAGACGATGAGTCATGTGACTCTAGTGTACAATCTATCAGCCTGGATGATTACGCGGAACTAACCATAACCGCATATGAAATCCTCGATGATTATGTATGCTCAAACGTACGGTCAATGTCGTCCCCCCATTTTTACACAAATATGATTGAACATACAACAGACTTATTGTATACGGATGTTCATTGTTCATTCTCCCCAGACACGCACAGAGACGATTTTGACTCAAATTTGCGCGACGAACTGCGTGAATTTGTCGAGAAAACGACCGAAGTATGGATGGATATGTCATGTATACCCCGGCGGTCATTTGTACAGAGCGAAGATATTCCAGAGAGGACCCCCACACAAACAATTATTATGATTGCACGAATGCTGGCATTGCAAGCGATTCCTCAACCTGAACAAAAAACGCGCGAATGGTATGAATATCGGTATAATTTTATCACGGCGAGCAATTTGTGGAAGGTATTCGGTTCGCCAGCGCAGGTAAATAGTTTAATATATGAAAAATGCAAACCAATCGATTTGGACCTACAAGAATCGCGCAATGCCTGTACAGAAGGACCATTGCATTGGGGTGTGAAATATGAACCCGTCACAGTTCAAATATACGAACACATGTATGATACAACGGTGGGCGATTTTGGATGTATTCCGCACCCCAAATATCCGTTCATTGGCGCTTCTCCCGACGGTATTAATATTGACCCCAAAAACAAACGTTACGGACGCATGTTAGAAATTAAAAATATTGTCAACCGTGAAATCACCGGTATTCCTAAGGAAGAATATTGGATACAAACGCAAATACAAATGGAAACGTGTGGCTTAGACGAATGCGATTTCGTAGAAACCCGTTTCAAAGAATACGAAACGGAAGACGCCTTTTATAGCGACAAGAAACGTGAATATCGCGGTGTTATTTTGCAATTTATTGTACGTCCGCCCACGGTTATCACAGAACAAACTCAATTATCCAATAAGCCATATTATGTGTATATGCCACTGAATGTTGCGCTTGACAAGGCGTCGATTCAGGCATGGACCGATGAACAACGTGGCATCATGGCTCGCGATAATAAGGTGTTGTTTTCGCAAAAGTACTGGTATTTGGACGAAATATCGTGCGTAGTTATCCCACGAAACGGTCCATGGTTTTCGCGTGTAGTCCCATACATTCAATATATATGGAATATAATTCTAAAAGAGCGGGTTACTGGGTACGAACACCGTGCAAGTAAAAAAAGGGCGCCAAAAGACCGGTCCATGTCTCTGGTAAGCGATGACGGAGACGTTGTTGGACAGAAGCCGGACGCGCCGGTTTGTTTGATTCGGGTGGACGAAGACGGGAATGTTTGTTAGACGAAATATGCAGTAGCAACTAGGTCAAATACGTAAATAGATATATAAATTTATGTCAAAAATATTCAATAACTTTTGACATAAACATAGGAAAAAACAATATAGACATGTTTTGATTGTTATATGTATATAACAGACCGCCTAGATGGACTCGCCTAATCAAACCACCAATAACAGTTGTGCAGCAGATGACGATACCGAAATGTATGTTACAAAGCGCAGCGGAACACAGGAGATTGTTTCATTCGATAAAATTTTAAGTAGAATCAAGAAGCTTGGGCAAGAAGCCAATATCAAATTAAACTATACATCCCTTGTCATGAAAGTCATTGACCAGTTGTATTCGGGCATTTCTACGACCAAAATCGATGAATTGTCCGCGGAACAATGCGCATCCATGTCCAGCATTCACCCGGATTATAACACATTGGCTGGGCGAATTATTGTATCAAATCACCACAAAAATACGGAAGAATCGTTTTCGAAAGTCATGCAGAAGTTGGCAAACTATCGCGACAAACACAACAAATCGAGCCCATTGGTAACCGCGGAATTTATGGAAACCATACATGCCAACGCAGCCGAACTGAACGCCATGTGTGATTATGACCGCGATTATTTGATAGAATATTTTGGCTTCAAAACATTGGAACGTGCATATTTGATGCAAGTTAATCGTGTGATTGTGGAACGCCCGCAACACATGTGGCTGCGTGTTGCGATTGGTATCCACGGAAATGACCTGGTTCGCGTGCGAGAAACGTACGATTTAATGTCGCAGAAAATGTTTACGCATGCCACTCCCACACTATTCAACGCTGGAACGCCACACCCACAATTATCATCGTGTTATTTGTTAGCCATGGAAAACGATAGTATTGACGGGATTTACAACACACTCCGTGATTGTGCGCTTATTTCGAAGTGGGCGGGCGGCATTGGATTGCATATTCACAATATTCGCGCATCGGGTAGTCATATTCGCGGAACGAATGGCTCGTCGAATGGTATAGTACCGATGTTAAAAGTTTTTAATAACACTGCAAAATACGTTGACCAATGCGTTACGCCAAATACCTATATTTATACGACGCGTGGACCCATGCGAATCGAGAACGTGCATGCAGGAGAAACTGAAATATTTAACAGTGAGGGAAAACCCGAAAAAATCAAAACCGTATTAGAGCATTCTTACAGTGGCGAAATGTACGAGATTTATACCATGCATTCAATTGAGCCGCTGAAAATCACTGGCGAGCACCCGATATATACATTACATAATCAACAACGTGGTCTTAACTATGGTGTTATTGCAAACCGCATTAAACAAAAAATACTCAAACCGGATTGGACCGATGCGAAAGACCTTACAGAAGACGATATTATTCTATATACTACACCTACATATGAGGTGGATATGTCACATATTAGCGAAGAAGACTGTTATATGTATGGTGTATTGCTTGGCGATGGATATATGAAAAACAACGTGGAAACCGGACACGTTACATTGCATGCTGTAAATAAACAACACATATTAGATTTTTGCCAGAAATATTTTACAGATAGATGTGTACAATACAACATTACTCATGATAATAATACATCACGTATTCGATGGAACAAAAACAATGTGTTACCGTTTCGACACCGAGATATTTATGATGAAAATGGCAGAAAACATGTGCATCATTCTTGGTTGAATCTCCCTATTCATAAAATCAAGCATATTATTAAGGGGCTTATTGATACGGATGGGCATGCGGGAAAAGAAATCATGTTTGACTCGACTTCTCGCAATCTCATCGAAAGCATGAAATATATGCTTTTGAGAATGAAAATATTGACGAGCGGGTATATTCGTAATCGTATTGGCGAATCCCACAATACGGATAAAGGTGTCATTATACACAAACAAATCAATTATTGTCTTCGTGTACCTAAAACCGTAGAAATATGTGATTTGTTGCATATTCAAAAACCGGAAAATGGGTTCGAAAAATTCTTTGTGTATGAAAATTTATTGGGGACGCGTATCAAGAAAATCGAACAGACTCAATATAGTGGTACACTCTACGATTTGCAAATGACGGAAGTGCACGATTATATGTTACATAATGGCATTGTCCATAATGGCGGCGGAAAACGAAATGGAAGCTTTGCAATTTATTTGGAACCCTGGCATGCAGACATCGAAAATTTTTTGCAAATGCGAAAAAATCATGGAGACGAGGAAATGAAGGCACGCGATCTCTTTTATGCGCTGTGGATTCCTGACCTGTTTATGCAGCGCGTGAAAACCGACGGAAAGTGGACGCTGATGTGCCCAGACGAATGCCCCGGAATGGCCGACGTTCACGGCGATAAATTTGTGAAGTTGTACGAATCCTACGAAGCGGCGGGTCGTGGGCGAAAAACTATGAAGGCTCGCGACCTCTGGTTCCAGGTATTGGACGCCCAGATGGAAACTGGTACACCCTATTTGTGTTACAAGGACGCCGCCAACCGTAAATCAAATCAACAAAATTTGGGAACCATCAAATCGTCAAATTTGTGTGTGGCACCCGAAACAGTCATCTTGACGGATAATGGGCCGGTCGAAATCCAGACACTGCGCGACCAACATGTTCGCGTTTGGAATGGTGTGGAATTCAGCGAAGTAACTGTTTACAAAACAGGCGAAAACCAGGAGTTGGTATCGGTTGAAACTGACGACGGTGCCATTTTGCAATGCACACCATATCATCGGTTTTTCATACATAACGAGGATGGAACATACATTGATGTTCGCGAAGCAAGCACATTGAAACCTGGAGATTTATTGATGCAATGTGAGTATCCAGTGATACCGGCATGTATTATCGAATTCGCCGAGTTTTATGATAAGGCATATATATTATCGGTCGACGGTAACATGCGCGTATATGCGGACAATTATGAGGCTGCGCTTCGCCAAAAGTGCGTTTTACAAGGTTGCGGGCTGAACGTGAACATTGTATATGACAATAAGCAAGTGTATTTGAACCTGACACACGAATACATGCATCATTTGAATAAACACGGGTTTTCTCCGCGTGAATGGGTCGCCGACCCCAACACATTCGGCGAAATCACCGCCAATCCTAGACAAGTACGCGTGAAATCCGTTGTGAATTTTTTGCGAAAAGACGACACATTTTGTTTCACGGAACACAAGCGCAATGCGGGTGTTTTCAATGGCATGTTGACA